GGTACGGAAAGATAAATGTTGTTTGTTCTTTAGTCTTTCTTAAAATTTATGAACAAAATAAACTTGTAGAAGATGTAATTAAAATTATCGCAAGACGGCGAGTCGCATCGCCCGCCTCCACTTTAATATCGTCACCTCCATTTTGGTGTATAAATAATTATTAACCAATCTGGAGAAGGTATTTTATGATTACTACAACAAAAATAATTTGTGCCACATGCGGTAAAGAAGCAACTAAAAGAGCTACAGAAATAGCAAGACAAAAAAAGAAAGGGAAAAAACTTTTTTATTGTGATCTAAGTTGTGCTGGCAAAGTTCATCATAGTCATCTGAAACCATATCAGGATAAAATAAAGGAATATTCTGGTAAAGGAAACTTAGCTAAGAAATTAGATATTTATTCACCTTTTAGATACCATCTAAATAATGCTAAAAGACATTCCAATAAGCATAAGGATTCAACAATTAATATCGATTTGGAATATCTTAAAATATTATGGGACAATCAAAAAGGAAAATGTGCTGTTACTGGTTTAGACCTACAAGTAAAACGTATTCACACAAAAAATAATAGGACAGATAAAAATCCATATCAAGCATCTTTAGATAGGATAGATAATGATAAAGGATATGTTAAAGGTAATGTAAGATTTGTATGTTTAATGTTTAATTATGCTCGAAATACATTTTCAGATAATGAAGTTTTGGAATTTTGTCAAAAAATAGCGAGTAATATTAAATGAGTTTCTGGAAAAAAGTATATAAAAAATTACTCAAAAAAGAAGATAAAAATTCTAAACAAATAGAAGAAGATGAATATCTTAAAAAGTTAAAAAAGAAACTCAAGAAATACAAATGAGGAAAACCTGTTCATACTGTGGCAAAAGAAAAAATAGGGGAAGTTTTCCCAAACACAGTATGTACAAAGATAAACTAGATAGTAGATGTAGACAGTGCGTTAAGAAACATTCTAAAGTTAGAAATAAATTACATAAAAAAGCACCACCAAAACCAGAAGTTTGTGAATGTTGTGGTAAAATTCCCTATAAGTGGTGTTTAGACCATGATCATGAAGATAATTCTTTTAGGGGCTGGCTTTGTGAGCCTTGCAATACCGGAATAGGTAAATTAGGAGATAATCTTCAAGGAATAGTTAATGCTATGAACTATTTTTTATCTAGGCCAAGATAATGAATCTAAAGAAAAAATGGATCGACCACCTAAAAGAAAATAACATGAACTATACTGAGCATCTAATATTCGCTCTGTATTATGGAGTATTGTGTTTATATGCTGGAATTACTCTAATTATTCATTCTTTGTTGCCGTGTTTTTATCAAGATACTGGTAGCAATTTAGTTAGCAGAATGAGTAGACGATTCAAGAAAAGAATCAGAATTGACGATACTTGACAAGGCGAACAGCGTATGGTATACTACGCTAAACAATGGAGACTAATTGGATGACTCACGATTTTGATTATGTTTGGGGTATGGTTCGTGATCTTAGGGCTACTAGCAGCACTAAGGATAAAGAAGGTATTATCATAGACTATTGCTGTCACAATACAGCAGCGGCAAATTTTGCTAAAAAGATTCTACTTTATACCTATCATCCTCTTTGGCAATATAATATTACAAGTGATAATCTAAAGAAAAAGAATCATCTTGTTGCACGAAAGAATGAGTACAAGAATTTCTTTGATCTTCTTGATGATCTAAAAAATCGTAAAATTACGGGTCACGATGCTATTGCTGCGGCGAATAGTTTTATCGAACATTATTCTGATTACGAGGAACTTATCCATTGTGTTATCGACAAGGATTTGAAAACCCGTGCTAGTGATAAAATTATCAACAAAGCAATCAAGGATCATATTCCAGAATTTAGTGTGGCTCTTGCTGATAAATATGAACCTAAACTTGTAGACTGGGAGGATGGTTGGTATGTTAGCAGAAAGATTGATGGTGCTAGATGTATCGGCATTGTTGATAGCAGCGGTGATACTACCTTCTATTCCCGTACCGGCAAAATTTTTGATACACTTGATGTTGTTCGGGACGGCATTAAGAGTCTTGGAATTTCTAATGTAGTATTGGACGGGGAACTTTGTTTGGTTGATGAGAATGGTAACGAGGATTTTCAAGGAGTAATGAAAGAACTTCGTAAGAAAGATCATACTATTCCCAATCCATCATTCAAGATTTTTGATATGATTACTATTGATGAATTTTATAGTAAGACGGGAGAAAAAAATAGACCATATTCAATCAGATACGCTAATCTCTGTGTAGTTATGAAGTCAAACGAGTGTCCATGCTTGACTGTACTTGAACAAGAACTGATTCATAATAATGAACATTTTCAGGAATGGGTCAAAGAAGCAGCAGATAATGGTTGGGAAGGAGTTATGCTACGAGCAGATGAGCCATATAAAGGTAAGCGTAGCAAAGACTTGCTCAAAGTTAAGAAATTCTTTGATGACGAATATGAAGTGATTGATATTGAAATGGGGCCATTTCGTTATGTTCTTGATGGAAAAGAACACGAAGAAATTATGCTAAGTTGTGTAACCATTAAACACAAAGGCTATGACGTAAGAGTAGGTAGTGGTTTCACTATTGATCAACGTCAAGACTTTTATAAAAATCCGAATAAGATTAGAGGCAAACAAATTTTAGTTCAATATTTTGAAGAAACGAAAAACCAAGATGGTGGTCTGAGCCTTCGTTTCCCAACTTTTAAGTTTTTGCATGGTTCTGAGAGAACTATCTAAAGAAACGGGTCTTGACAAGATGATACTAGTAAGGTAGAATCGTAGTATCGTCACATTTGGAGGAAACCATGATTGTTGATAACACAGTTATTCCGGTTCAGAATACTACTATGGATACCACTAAAGCAGATCTTTTCTTTAAGAGTTTTCCTAAAGATAAAGTTGTTAGTTATAAGGAATATTGGGAGAGTATTCGTCCAAATAACAATGACGAAATTTTTCGTCGTTATCTATTTAGTTTTATGAGTGTCCATACAACATGGAAATCTAATGTTGCTGGATATAATGCCATTAAGAATTTCGGTGACTGGCTAGACAATAAAGAACTTCTAAGAGAAAAGATCAAGAATAGTGGATGCGGACTTTACAATAACCGCACAAAATTTATTTGGGATTTCAAAGATAAGTTTTGGGCCAATCCTAAAAACTTTTATCTGACAACTAAAAAATATCATGTTAAGAAAAGAGACTGGATTGTGAATAATATATCTGGTCTAGGAACTGCTAAAGTGTCTTTTGCTCTTGAGCAGTCCCATCCTAATGAGTGTAGAGTTTTTTGCGGAGATACTCATATGCTGGAACTTTATGGTATGAAAACATTAACGTATCAATCCAAAAAGGGTCTTGATTTGTATAAGAAAATGGAAAGACACTGGAGTGTTAATTGTGGCAAAATAGGTGTTCCTGCGTATATTGCACGATCTATTTTTTGGGACGCCAAACAAAACAAAAGTGATTCTCGTTATTGGTCATATGTATTTGAAGAATAAAGTATTTTTAAATGAGTCAAAGGGATTGGCATGACTAAACAAGAAAAACACAAACTGATAATATTATATATAGCTACTGCTATTTTTATGGGTTCTTGTTTTTGGTCACGCGACCCGTTTTTAGTAATATTGTCGATGGGGTTTATACTAGGATTTATTGTTGGTAACACATTTTTTATAAACAACTAAGAAAGAGTATAATCGATACTAGAGTTTTATTCTTGAGGAATAATGATGAGCGAAAATGGTAAAGGGTCTAAACGTAGACCAAAAAACGTAGACTATAAAACATGGGAGAAAAACTATGAAAGGATTTTTGGGATTCGGGAAAAATCCAAAACAAAACGATCTAAAAAATAATATTCATTTTGAACTTTGTGGTTGCAAAAGTGAAGTTTTGGTTTTAGAATATGATAAAGAAATTGGCCTAATGGATTTGGCTATTTATGAGCATAGTGTTTCTTTTAGAAATAAAATGAGTTGGCGTCAAAAGTTACGATATATCTGGCAAGTTATTCGCCATAATAGATCATATAGTGACCAAATAGTTTTAGAAAAAAATCAGATACAAAATCTTAAAGAGTTCCTTAATAAGTGTATCTAATATAGTCTCAAAAACTAATGGAGGCTAAAATGATAATGAAAAATTATGTGGCAGATGAACTGAGCAACAAAGTCTACCATCTACATAAAGCACTAGAGCAAGCACAAGATATTATCAAGGTTTTAGAGACAGAAAATAAAAGTTTAAAAAAGATTGTTGAATATCTAGAACAAAAAAACGATCTAGTAGCAGCATAAAAAATTCAAGTTTGGGGTGTTGACAAGACGATACAACAGAGTACAATTAGGATACAACACAGGATTGAGCCAGTCGCGTGATTGGGACTGAGTTGTAAATTGGAATGATTTTGGAGGTTGATTATGACTGATGTTAATGTTGCTGAAAAGCAAAAGCGTGTTCGTTGTTCTGATGAACAGTTTCTAGAGGCAGTTTTTTCGTCTAAGACTTATGCGGAAGTTGCTGCTAAGACGGGCCAAAAGGTAGCCACCACAATGGCTCGTTATGCTCGTACAAAGGCCGCTCTTGCTAAGAAGGGTGAGGAACTTCCAAGTATGGAACGTGCCAAGCCAACAAAGACTGTTGATAATAGTGAGGCTATGGCAGAGTTTGTGCGTCGTTTGAAGGCTCATGCTAACGGCTGAAAGCCATGATTTAAAACTATAAGCAACTGACTACATTAGTTTAAATGACTAGGCCACAAACGCATAATCAACCTCAGTTAAATAGACTATTGTAGTTGGTTGTCTTATACGGGAGCGTAGTCCAACGGCAGAGACAAAGGACTTAAAATCCTTCAAGTGTGAGTTCGATTCTCACCGCTCCTACTTATTTTTCCACGGTAATTATCAGTTACATTTGAAATCAAAGGAAATATTATGAAAAAGCCAGAAACAATCGAACTAAATGCTATAGGAACTAAGGTTAAACTAGAAGATGATGTTGTTGGTACTATTATTGGCATAAATATATCTCATAATAATTCTATAACATATCAGGTTGGATGGTGGAGTGGACGATCTTATACAAGAGATACTTTTGTCCCATCTCAACTAGTTATGACAACCGATGAAAAAACTAGGATAGGTTTTGCATGAATAAAGACGCTAATCCTCTTGACTACATCCTCAATTGTTGTGAACAAGGTTTAATTCCATCAACTTTTGATATTCTTAATGCGAAAGACGAACTAATAAAACTACGATCTAAAACAGATCGTTTTGAGATTTTAGGCTGGGCCAGAATCAACCAAAATGGTGATCCATATGATCTAAGATTATATCATAATCCTCATGTAGATCCAAATACGGTTATGCCTATTTATTACGATAAAAATTCATACAAGTTGTGGAAAAATGACAACTAACGCAAATAGATTCTTTTATGGTTTTTGTTCTAATGATGGAAATATTAGATCGCACTTTAGGCACTATATTATAGAAACCGTACATGATTTAAATGATTATAATGGAGGTTCTTTTATAGAAAGAGTCTCTAATATAGAAGATTATTATTTTAATGATGAGAGGATTGGAGAGCCGTACTACCTAGTTTATGGATCATTAAAAATTGATTTTAAGGAATCCTCTAAGTTTATCGCATCTTTTGAGTATTTACATCAGGCGATATCTTTAGTAGAACATCTGA